AGACAATTCCGTAACAGCGGGTAAGATTGTTGCTGGTGCTGTCGATGCAGATATCGCTGCTGGTTCAATTGACACGGCACAGATTGCTGATGATGCAGTAACAACTGCAAAGATTCCGAATGATGCAGTAACGGCAGACAAACTCGCTAACGCAATTAATACATCTATTGCTGCAAAGGCTCCCACTGCTAGTCCTGTATTTACAGGCAACGTGGGCATTGGTGTAACACCTTCTAGCTGGCCATCAAACGGAGACTTTGTGGGATTACAAGTTGGTAGTGGTTTGTCATTGTACGGTAGAGGCTCAGGTGATAAGGACAGAGTTGGTATGTCTGCCAATGCCTATATGGATGTAACTAACGATAGGTTTGAATATATTGGAACAGGACACGCAACAAACTACAGTCAAACTGATGGTAAACACTTATTTCAAGTAGCCTCATCAGGTTCAGCAGACGCAGCGGTTAGTTTTACTACTGCTCTGTCGATTGATAATGCTGGCGCAGTCACCAAACCGTTACAACCTGCTTTTAGTGCAACAGCAGCCACAACTAATATACCTGTAGCAACAGGAACTACAGTAACTTTATCGAGTGAAAGATTTGATGTTGGCAACAACCTTACGAATAATATTTTTACAGCGCCTATTACAGGAAAATACTTATTTACTTACATTTTTTATATTGCTAATTTAGACGCTGGTCATAATACTTTTGATGCACATATTCTAACAAGTAATAAACAATATCAACAAACTTTTAAACCGTCTGTTTTTATGAACTCTGATGGAAACTTTGGTGTTTCTGGTTCAGTTATTGCAGATATGGATATAAACGATACTTGCCGATTTAATGTTTATGTATCAGGCGGTGCGGCACAAACAGACATACACGCAGATTCACATGTTAGTGGATGTCTATTATTTTAAACCATGATGAAACAATCAATCTTAAAGGAGATTAAAAATGGCAACACATACTAAAACAGTAAGTCTTACAGATTTGCAACAAAACATTTTGAAAAACGATTTATATAGTGATACAGATAATGCTGGACTAGATGAGTGGGTTCAAGATGCAGTTGATGGTAAGATTGCTAACGCTTGGAAAAGAATGCAATCTGAATGGACAACAAAGTTAATGAATGATGATTCATTCACAGACCCAATTCCATCAAACCAAGCAGATTTTGTAGCATTAATAATTGCTAGAAGCGACTATCAAGATCGTAAAGCAAGAGATGACGCATAATCAATCTAATAATTGTGTAAACAAAAACTCTATTTATTATCAAAACATCTAAGACATAATCCTTATAAATAGAACTAAGAAGGAGACTGTGTTAGATGGCAACAATATCAAATATTTTTATAAATCAGGGTACTGATTTCACCACCACCGTTACTATTTCAGACGCTGTTGGTGCCGCACTTGATCTTACAGGGTATACTGCCCTCGCTCAACTTCGTAAAACGTATGAGTCAACGACTTCTACTGCTTTTGCTGTAGCATTTGATTCATCTCGCCTCACAGGCAAAGTAACAATCTCCCTTACCGATACTCAAACAGCTTCCATTGAAAGTGGGCGGTATGTTTATGATCTTCTTGTAACATCTGGTACAGGACTAAAGACAAGGGTTGTCGAAGGTATTGCTACACTGAATCCAAGCGTGTCTAGGAGTTAAAAAGAATGTCTATTAATGCAACAGTGTCAGGGGTTACGAATAACATTGTGGGCACAGTTTCACAAGGAAATGAAGTTGCAGTTACAAGAATAACTGTGCCGGGCCCTGCTGGTCTGTCTGGTGAAAAAGCAACTAAATTTGCAGAATTATCTGATATAGATATCACTAATATTGGTGATGGTGCTATGATACAATATAATGCGACTACCTCTAAATTTGAGGTTAAACAAGACATAGACCAGATTGCTGGGGTAGTACGCCTCAGTGGCGGTATATTTTAATTAAAACAGGGTAGTAAATAAAAATGGCAACTATTATTCAGAACAAAAGGACGTTAACTGGAAACGTCCCATCTTCATTAGAGCAAGGTGAGTTAGCATATATTTATGATACAAGTACTACCGATACGGATGCTGGTGGTAATGGTGGTCGTTTATTCATTGGACACCCTACTACCAATTCAGACACCCCACTAAAAATTGGTGGTGCATATTACACTGCACTAATGGATCACACACACGGTACTGTTACTGCAAGTACAGCACTCCTTGTGGATTCAAACAAAAAACTTAACGAATTATTAATTGATAACATTTATATTGATGGTAATGCAATCACCTCATCAAATACAAATGGCAACATCACAATAACTCCAAATGGAAATGGTGCGGTTGTTATTGATGGGTTATCTCATCCAGCAGCAGATGGAACTGCCGGGCACTTCTTAAAGACAAATGGTTCTGGAGTCCTTGGATTCTCTGCTGTTGCAACCTCTACTCTTACTGGTACAATTACTAACGACCAACTTGCTGGTTCAATCGCAAACGGAAAACTTTCTAATAGTGCTGTAACAGTTACCGCTGGTGATGGTTTATCTGGTGGTGGTTCAGTTGCACTTGGTGCTACTGTCTCTCTTGCAGTTGGTGTGGATGATTCATCTATTGAAACCGACTCAGATGCTCTTAGAGTTAAAGCGGGTGGTATCACAAACACCATGTTGGCTGGTTCAATCGCAAACGGAAAACTTGCTAACGATGGTATTACAATTGGTGATACAGACACCTCTCTTGGTGGCACAATCACCGCCTTGAGTGGATTGACTACTGCCTCTATTGATAACATCACTTTAGATGGTAATTCAATTACAACCACAAATTCTAATGGTGATTTGAATTTAACTCCAAATGGAACTGGAACAATTGTTGTTCCTTCTGACTATACAAGTAGATCTGGATATACTGCTCAATCACTTACTCCTAAATCTTATGTTGATAGTGTTGCAAACGGACTTGACGTTAAGGCTTCTGTAAGAGTTGCTACAACTGCAAACCTTGTTGCAACATATCACAATGGTAACGGTACACTTACTGCAAATGCTAACGGTGCAATTGCAATTGACGGTGTTACTTTAACTACCAATAACAGAGTACTTGTTAAAGACCAGACAACTGCCGCACAGAACGGTTTCTATAAAGTTACGACAACAGGTGGTGGTTCTGCTGCATATGTTCTAACAAGAACTCCAGACGCTGATGCTGCCTCAGAACTAAATCCTGGCGCATTTACTTTCGTAGAAGAAGGTAGTGCAAACCAAGACAATGGTTTTGTTATGAGTACAAACGGTGCAATCACCCTTGGTTCAACTGTAATAACATTCGAACAATTCTCTGGCGCTGGACAGATTTCTGCTGGTGCTGCCTTGGTTAAGAATGGTAATACCATAGACGTTCAGACAGATGGTACTTCTATTGAAATTTCTGGAGATGCGATACGAGTTAAAGCACTTGGTATCGGATATGGAATGTTAGCAGGAAGTATTCCCAATTCAAAACTAGATAACAGTGCAGTAACAGTCAACTCACAATCAGTTGCTCTAGGTGCTGCGATTACTTTAAACACATCTCACATTGCTGAGAACACAAACTTATATTATACAAGTGAAAGAGTTGACGATAGAATTAACGCCTTGATGGCTGCTGGTGAAGGTATTGACTTCACATACAATGACAGTGGTAATTCATTTACAATAGCAGCAGAAGTTGCTACGTCATCCAATTTAGGAGTTGCTTCTTTCCACACTTCAAACTTTACGGTTGGTAGTGGGGATGTTACAATTACTGGAATTGACGGCGGGACGTATTGATAAATAGTGATTATTAAGGAAATACTATGTCTACTATAATTAAACCAAAACGCTCAGAGAGTGCAAACTCTGTACCCAGTGGGAGTGATTTGGCCGCTGGAGAAATCGCAATCAACTCGGCTGATCAGAAGATATATACTAAACAAGCAGATGGAACAATTGTTGAGATTGCAAACAAAGGCGCAGAAGAAGGTTTCGCAATAGCATTAGCAGTTGCATTAGGATAAAAATATGGCATCACCAAA